GACCGTGAAGCGGAACAACGTCGCCGCATCGCCCTTGCCGACCTTGAGGCGGGCATTGAGCGGAGCAAGGCTGACACATTGATTCCCCCCACGCCGGAGCTGCTGGCCAAGGGTGATTTCATCTCGCGCAAGATCGCCGACAAGCAGTGGGCGGATGGGGCGCTGAGTGGGTTTCGCCGCCTCCAGATCATGCAGATCACCTATCTAGCCGGGCGCGGCGTACTCGATGATCAGATGTTTGCTGCCTGCAAATGGTACAGGGATCGTTTCGAGGCGGCGCAGATGGAGCCTAGCGCGCCGGTGGCCAGCTACGGTGAGACGGTGCGCGGCGACGCGATCTACGGCCACCTGCCACGCTCGGAATGGGCGGCAGAGGCTCGGGCTGACGTGCGCTGGGCGAGGGAGTTTATACCTGATGACATGCTCGATCTCTTCGAGATGATCGTGCTCGACGACTTGCCACTCACGCAAGCCGCGAAGTCCCGAAAGTGCCGGTTCAACAATGTGAAAGCGGCATTTCGGCTGGCGTGTAGCCGCCTATATGATGGGGTCGCGCATCGCCTCACACACAACCGATTGACTTTGCGGGCAAGATGACGCACATGAATAGTCGAGTGATACTCATTCCCACTAGGGAAATATCCCCCAAACCCGCAGAAATCCTGGCGCGACTCGGAGGCGTTCGATATGGCGCGTCCGAAGGGTAATCCCGACGATCTGATACGCAGGCTCGAAGCCGCTCTCAAGGTCGCAAAGCCCGCCGATGTGCTGGGCGCAACAGAAATGGCAGAATGCGTCGGTATGACGTGGCGCAACCTGCTACTGACCCATATTGAGCCGGACCGGAAGTTTCCGATCCAGAAGCGCGGCGCCGAGGGTGTCGCATGGGAGTTCCGCGTCAAGCGCGTGCTCACGCATATGCTCAAGCGCGCGCGGGAACGGAAGGCTGAAAACGAGACACGCGCTCGACGTGTGGCTGAGTTGACCGGCTTTCACGTCCCCGAGACGGCGGCGTCGATGAACATTGCCGAGATTGGCAAGTTGATTGATGCCAACGCCAAGGCTCATGCCCAGAAAGTCGACCAGAAAGCCTATGTGCCGGCCGAGAGGGTCCGCCTGTTCGTGGCCGGATACAACCGGCGGATGCGGGACACGTTGCTTGGCCAGCGCCAGAAGCTCGATCCTGTTGGCGCGTACCCGGTCGAGATTGCCGAGGCCATTGACGAAGATATGCGAAACCTCGCGGTAGCGCTCCAGCAGGAGGCTACACGCTTCCTGGAGGAATGGTGTGCGGCTGTTGGACCCGGAGGAACTGCTTGATCTCGTAGAGGTCATAGCATTCGACGGGCACTGCGCCGACATCGCTGAAATTGCACGCGGTGAACTGGATCACCTCTCGCCGCCCGAGAAGATTTCGACCGTCGATTGCGCCGAGAAGTTTCGGTACGTGCCGACCGCAGAAGGCTCGGGCCGCATCCTGTACGATCGTTGGCGCAACCCGTTCAACGTCGCGAAGATGAATGCGCTGGATCGGCCGGATTGCAACCTGGTTGTGGTGGTGAAGCCGTCGCGCTCGGGCGGCACAACGGTTGCCGAGAACTATCTGTTCAAGATGATCAAGTACGGCCCGATGGGTGATGTCGGCTGGTATCTTGGTTCCGACGATGCGGTGAAGCGGTATTGCGAACGCATCGTGAAACCAATGTTTGACGATCACACCGACCTTGCCGCGCGCGTCGGAGCTGGTCGGTCGGACAATAACGACACGTCGAAGAAGGTCGACGGTCACATGATCGAATGGCTGTCCGCAAACGACAGCAATTTTCGTAACCGCGAGTTTCTGTTTGGCGTGATGGATGAGCCGGACGGCTGGAATTCCAAACGCTATTCGGAAAGCCCGAAGACCCAGCTTGAGGGTCGCCAGAAGCAGATCGGCAAACGGCGCAAGGGAATCATCATGTCGCACCCTGACAAGGGGTGGGGCGCAGGCACAGCGCCGGCATGGGAATCAACCTCGCGCGGCATTTACATCATGCGCTGCGTCGAATGCGGGGACTATGCCGCGGCGCACGCGACGAAGTTCTGGCCCGAGGTGCCCGAGTTCAAGCTGCACTATCAGCGGGATCCGGATGCGTCTCAGGACGAAAGGTTGGCTATGGCGGAGCGGACAGCCTGTATGCTCTGTCCGCATTGCGGCGCGCCCCTGACGGACGAGCAGCGCTTCGCCATGATCGACGAGGCGTCTCTGCGCCCCGGTGATGGCTACATGCACCGCGGGCAAACGCTGGATCCGGCGCTCGGTATTCAGGGCGAGATGGCCCCGACAAGCGAATGGGGTTTCTGGGATCATGGGCTGATGCTCAAGGTCTCCACCGCCGCTGAGCTGGCGAAGGCTGTTGAAGAAGCGCTGATCAAGCATGAGCGCTCCGGCGGCAAGAAGGTCAATGAGCTGCGTGAGGTCTTCTCGAAGCTCTTGGGCGAGATATTCGAGGGCAAGGCCGGAATCGAAGGCGTAAGCGCGGCATCGCTCCAGAAGCGGGCGCGGTCGGAGAAGATACTGAGCGTCGGGGAGTTCCCGCCTGAGGCGCTGTTCGTCACGGCTGCGGCGGACGTGGGCGCGGGTAAGTTCGACGTGTCGTTTCGCGCATGGGATCTTGAGGGCCGGTCGTGGTGGCTCGATCGCATCACCTATCGCCAGCGTCGTTGGCCGGACGGCAGGATGCGCGACATCCGGACGCGTGAGCGTATCGAAGATTGGGATGTCCTCATTGATGATGTCATCCTGCGACTGTTCCCGATCATCGGGAAGCCGCACCTCGCCATGCCGGTGGCGGCTGTCGCGATCGATGTCGGCGACGGCAACGTCACATGGAAGGGGCGCGAATTCGCGCGCCGCTCGCTGCTGGCGGGGCATTATTGGGGGCCGCCGTCGAACCCTTGGGCGCGGGTGCGGCTCATACAGGGCTCGCCGCGCGCCACCGCGCCGGAATTGCCGCTGGTGCCGACGAAGATCAGCCGCGACGAGATGGGGCGGCCGGTTGCGCCGGTCATTACGGAATACACGCTGGGCGTGCACAAGCTGAAGGAACTGGCAATCGAACGCCTTGCCGTGAACGATGGCGGGCCGGGCCAGTGTCTGTTCGCCGATGGGATCAACTCGAATTATTTCGAGGAGTATTTCAACGAGCGGCTGATCAACGGGAAGTGGGAGCGCAACGGGCCGAACGAGTCTCTCGACCTGTTCGGATATGAAGAAGCCGTGCGCCTCATGTTGAAGCCCGATCGCAAGGACATCAACTGGAGCACAGGCAGGCGCCCTCCGTGGGCGACGCCGGTTCCCGCCAGCTTGGAAGGAGGTGATCTGTCCGCCGAGGCCGAGAGGCCGCAGGTGAAGGCCGCACCGCCCGCCCCTGCGCCGAAGCAGCCCAATATCTTTGCGCGCTTCAATGCGCTCAATCAGCAAGAGGAATAGTTCACCGCATGGCAACTGCCGCTGAAATTGCTGCCGACCTCGTAGAGCTTCGCGCCGCGCGCATGGCTCTCGCCAAGGGGGAGCGCATCAAGGACGTGTGGCGGGATGGCCGGCGTCTCGTATTCTCCGAGACGACCATTGAGCAGTTGAACAGCCTGATCTCGGTTTACGAAAATGACCTTGCTGCTGCGACCGCTGCGGAGGCCGGTAGTCCGCGCCGCCGCGCAATCCAATTGGGCTGGAGAAACTGACATGGGTCTCATGGAAGGCATCCGCTCGATGTTCGGTGTAAGCCAGAAGCAAGCCTATATGGGCTCGCGTCGTGATGCCTCACGCTATGATCTGACAGAATTCAGTGGATGGAACCCGAGTTTAGGCTTTGCCGGTTCCGACATGTCTGGCGAATGGGATATCATTACCGGACGCGCGCGCGACCTGGACCAAAATAATGGCTGGGTAAACGCTGGTATTGATCGCCGCGTCGAATCGGTGATGGGCGGTCAGATTCGATTGAGTGCCCAGCCGCAACAGGAGTTGCTCAATCGAGATTACGATTGGCGCATGGGCTGGACCGCCGAGGTTCAGGCGCGCTTCAAATCGTGGTCGAACGACATCGAGCACAGAAATGATGCGCGGCAACGCTTGTCTTTTGGAGCGCAAGCCAAGCTCGCCTATTTGACTTATGTGCGCGATGGTGAAGCCTGCGCCGAAATCCGCGATGATGCTCGTGGAATAGCCAACACGACCAACGTACTGCTCATCGAGCCGGAGAGGGTTTCCCAACCCGCCAACGCGGCTGAAAGCCAGACGCTCCGCCGCGGCATTAGGTACGATAAGAACGGAGCCCCGCTCGGCTATTATGTCCGCAGTGGCAACCAGAGCGATCCTGCGCCTGACTCCCAGAGTTTGCGCTGGGACTACATTCCGGTACGCGGAAAAACGGGTCGCGCCAAGTTCGTGCATGTCTACTCGCTTCGGCGGGTTGAGCAAAATCGGGGCATATCGCGTCTTGCAGAGGTGATGCTGCCCGCAAAGATGCTGGACCGGGTCGACCGCGCTGAGGTTAATGCGGCACTCAAATCGGCGATCTTCTCGCTGTTTGTGAAGTCTCCCGGCACTACCGAAGATCTGGAAGCCGCCCTAGCCCCAGCTAGTGACGGACCGGCAATAGACCCGTGGATCGAACAATATCTCACGGAACGCAAAAACAATCCGGTTCGGGTTGAAGGTGCCCAGGTCAATCACCTTCTGCCCAACGAGGATGTGGTTGTTCCGGAGCGCAGCAGTCCCAACAGCAATTATGCGAGTTTCGCTCAGTTCATCCTGCGCAAGGTGGCGGGATCGCTGGGTGTGGCAACGCCGCAGCTTTCCGGTGATTGGAGCGCTATCAACTATTCCAGCGCTCGCGCGCTGCTCAATGAAATCTGGCGCTCATTCCTCGAAGACCGCCACTATTTCACCCAACACTTCCTGACGCCGATCTATGCAGCTTGGTTGGAGCTGGAAGTGGCTCTGGGCGCAGTGAAGATACCGGGCGGCCCGGTGAACTTCTATCGCAACAAAACTGCGATCTGCATGGCGGAATGGATTGGTCCCGGTCGCGGCTCGGTAGATCCTCTGAAAGAGGCAAACGCCAACAATCTGGATGCTGCTGCCGGGCGGGCTTCCACTGTGGAGCACATTCTGGAGCGCGGACGTGATCCGTCAGACGTTCTCGCTGAAGAAGCGTGGTGGTTGGAAGAGCGCAAGAAGCGTGGCCTCGAAGCGCCGAACTATAACACGAAGGCAGCGGCTGACGCAGCGGCGGCACAGGACGAGAATCCCCCTGCAAGCGCGGCCGACGGATCTGGAGACAAACAGAAGGATCAGGTGGCATGAGGACAGCCAGGCCGCAGGGCTTCCCCCGGATCGCCGCGCAGATGTATGGACGGCCGCTCGCGATAACGGAACATCATGCGGAAATTTTGGCCCATGTCTTTGATGAGAAGATGGGTATCGTCAGTCCGGCCGCGATTAACGGGGTTGCGTTGGAAGCGCGTGCCATTGCGCAGCGTGTCGCGGAAGTCGAGCGTAACGCCCTTGCCCGTGATGCCACATTCGACCCTGACAAGCGCAAGCCATACCGGATGACTGGCAATATCGCGGTCATCGAGATTGACGGCGTACTCGTCCACAAAGGCGGATGGATCGATGCCGCATGCGGCTTCGTCGGCTATAATTATCTGCTTTCGATGTTCGAGGCCGCAATGCACGACCCAGACGTGCTTGGCATATGGGTAGTAATCGACTCACCTGGCGGCGCTGTCGCCGGTCTATTCCAATTCGTTGAAGAGGTCGCCCAGATGACGGCGGACGCCGGCGGCAAGCCGGTCTACGCATGGGTCGACGAACAGGCGTGCAGCGCCGCATATGTGATTTTGAGCGTGTGCGACAAAGCCTATGCGCCGACATCCGCAATGTTGGGCTCCATTGGTTGCGTCGCAACACTGCGGACCATCAACCGCGCCCTCGATCAGGCG